CCCAAGTATTTTGGCGGCAACCATCAGAGGTCGCTAAACTCGGTACAGGGGGGAACCGGGGCCGTAAATCCCCCCACTTTCACCGAAAAGAATGTTTCTGGTGTGCCTAACCATTGCAGAGACACGTTAAGGCTTGTCTCTCGCAAGAAAGGTGCAACTGTGCCAGAGCTTGTGGATAAGACAGGAAAGAAGAAAGGAACAATCTATCAAGAGATTGTTTCAATCAAAAAGTCTGGTGTGAAATTACACAAGAAGTATGAAAAACCAGTCTACAGGTTTTTTGTGAGTTAGCCATGTTACTCCGTCCGTATCAGGAGGTGGCAATCAACGACGCCGCTGATGCTCTGGACAAGCACGGTAATACACTCGTAGTCGCACCCACTGGGGCTGGAAAGACAATCATGCTTTCCGCTCTGGTGGGCAAGCGCCGTGATGTGTCAAAAGATGTGCTAATCCTACAGCATCGTGACGAGTTGGTTTCACAAAACTCCACAAAATTTCAACGTGTGAACCCTGAACTATCTGCAAGTTACGTCAACGCTTCACAAAAAGATTGGGGTGGTGACGCAGTATTCGCAATGGTTCAAACCCTTTCACGCGAAAACAATCTTGAGCAAATGCCCAAGGTTGACCTTATCGTTGTCGATGAGGCGCATCACACTATTGCTGACACATATCAACGTATCATTAAGGCCGCTAAGAAGGCCAATGAGGGGGTGCAGATTGTTGGCTTTACCGCTACCCCCAATAGAGGCGACAAGAAGGGTCTGCGGGACGTATTCAATAATTGCAGTCATCAGATTGAAATAGGAACATTGATCCGTGAAGGGTTTTTGGTCCCGCCTAAATTCTTTGTTGTAGACGTAGGTGTCCGTGATGAACTGAACAACGTCCGCAAAACCGTCACCGATTTCGACATGAGCGAAGTCGAGGCCATTATGAACAAACGTGCCATTAACGAGAAGATCGTTGAGGAATGGCTTCATAAGGCCGGTGAACGAAAAACAATTGTCTTCTGCTCCACCATTCAGCATGCAACTGATCTGTGTAAAACATTTGTTAATTAT